ATTTCTTGCGTTCTTATTTTGATGTTATGAACGAGATACCAGAAGATAAAGATAAGTTGTCTTTTTTAATCTCTATTATTGACAAACAATTTTTAGATGAAGACCCAAAAGAACTACCTTTTATATCCAAGTTGTGTTATGAAAGCCAAAGGCACGCGATAGAGTCAAGTGTAAAAGGCTGGAAAAGAGCTAACAAGACCGAGGTTATGGGTGACCCTATAACAGACCCCACCACTAACCCTACGACCAAGGTAGTGACTAACCCCAAGGAAGAGGAAGAGAAAGTAGAAGAGAAAGAACAATATAACAGTAAAGAAATTGCTGGTGTTGTTTATGACTTAACAAGTGTAGAAGAACATAAAGAGTATTATAATGTTTTAATTAAAAACATGAATAAAGAACATACATGGCTAGAGTCACTTTATAGAAACGAAAAAATATCTAAAGGTAAGCTAGGCAAGTTAGTTGATTTATTTATTATACATTTAATGTCAAAGGAGGTTAAAGATAGACCCGATACTTTATCTAAATTTAAACAGCACTGTGCTGCGTGGATTAGATTAAAATTTAGAATGGGAGATTTTCAAGAGTATTCAAGTATAAAGCCTAAAGGATCAATTTAAAAATAAATAATTATGAAAGGATATATATACAGCGATCAAATTCCAATGTTTGGTCATAAGGACGTCATAGGTTATGGTGATAAAAATTTTTCTGTAAAAGAGATCGATAGGGATTTATCAAACAAGACAATAATAAAAAACCATTATAGTAAAAAGATATATAATGGCACGTATATACATTTAGGTGTTTTTATTAAAGGTGAGTTTTTAGGTGTTTTACAATATGGTTACGCAATGAACCCAGCGAGTGGAGGTAGTCTTGTAAAGGGTACTGAAATGAACCAATACTTAGAGCTGAACCGTATGTGGTTAGACGACAAAGCAAAAAGAAATAGTGAAAGCATGGCTATAAGTTATTCTATAAAATATATAAAAGGAAAGTTAAAAACTATTAAATGGATTCAAAGCTTTGCTGATGAGCGTTGTGGTGGTTTAGGCATAGTGTACCAAGCTTGTTCTTTTAAATTTTATGGAGAACATACTAGTAGCTTTTGGGAGTTAGACGGGGAGACTTTTCACAACTCTATTAAAACAAGTGAAAAAGCGGGAAAAAGAGGATTTAATTTATTAAATGACCCAAAAAACAAAGACAGAGTGCATTTACATAGTTTAAGACAATTTAGATATATTAAGTTTTTAGATAAAAGATGGGTTTCTAAATGCACTAAAAAAGAGCAGCCTTATTTAAAGCATTATAATAACGATTAAAAACTAATTATGAAAATAGAATATAATCCAGACATAACAGAACAGACTGACGAGGTAGACTACAGCAAGATAGCAAACGATTGTTTTATAGACGTAGATAAAAAAATAGATATGCAACCTATTGCACTTAGCCTAGGTAAGCATGAGCATAAAGGGCAAATGTATGACACTCCTATCGCATCATATGGGGATTTCTTTTGCCTTATCGGTGCAAGTAAGTCGCGTAAGACCTACGCAAAAAAAGGAATCATATCTTCTTACATCGGTGGTAACGCGTCTTCTTATTTTCCAGACCTCAAAGGACACGGAAACAAAGACAAAGTAATCATAGACAACGATACAGAACAAAGTAAATTTCATGCGCAAAGAGGAGCGCGGCAAATCCTTAACATGGTTGGCAGTAAGTACCCATACTATAAACCCTACGAAATGCGATCACTAGGATATAAAGATAGAATAGGCTTAATTAAGTGGCAGTTAGAAAACATTGATAACATTGGCCTAATGTTTATTGATGGAATAGCAGACCTTGTAAGAAACGTTAATGACTTAGACGAGTGCAACGACCTTGTACAAATGTTAATGTCTTGGTCAAAAGATTATAATATAGCCATAGGGACTATCTTGCACATAAATTACGGAGGTATAAAAGCGACAGGGCATTTAGGTTCTGCAGTAACTAAGAAAGCAGAAACGGTTGTACTAGTAGAAACAACGGAGGGAATAACCAGCCTAAAAGCAAACCTTACTCGTAACATATCCTTTAATGATATAGAATTTGAGGTAGGCACTGACGGTCTACCAAAGCAAAGCAATTTAATAACAAGTACTAGAGGTTACTAATTTAAAACAAACAAGCAAAAACAAGTAAAAACAAGCTATGAAAACAGACCAAGCAATACAAAGACTAATCACTCGTTTCTCAGGTGGTAATGCGATAACTCCTAACGATGCAGACAGAGCCGCGTTAAAATCTATCGTAAGTAATTACAACGAAGATGCAAGTAATATAAACTATTCTCAAGAACCATTTGCAAAGCTCTATTTATTTTTGTATTTTAACCTACTTTATAACCGTGAGTATGAAGACGACACAATAAAGCCAGCGCAAATATTGTCTAAGATATTAGAAAAGCCTTTAATATTATCGCTAAGCGACATTACAGAACGCCTAAACGCTAATCGGTCAAACAAAGTGATACAAGATAAGATTAACTCTTTTGATCTAACAAAGATGAGTGATAAAGATTATGAGGTATATAAAAAAGAGGTTGCTACTCCTGACCTAGATAAGTTAATAAAAGCGCAACTATCTTACGACGACGTAAGCGAGCAATTAATGAATAAGATAAACGAACTATTAGAAAACTATAAATAATTATATCATGCAGATATACACGGCAACATTAATACTACAAAAACACATTAATTCGCAAAACAAAATAAATAAAATGACTATAACACACGACACAGACGAACCTAAAACAGCTTGCAATTGCTGGATGCAAATAAAAGAATGCGCTTGTAATAAAAAATAGTGTATCTTTACAATCAAATATAAATTTTGGACATACTCAAAGAACTTAGCAAGCAAAATAATAAATGGCAATCCTACGCCTTTAACATTTGTAAGGACATAGACATAGCAAATGATTTAGTTCAAGAGATGTATTTGAAGTTTCACCGCAATAAATACACTAAGACAGACGCGGGTTATGTTTACTGGGCTTTAAAGAACCTATACAGAGATACATTTAAAAACAAGATACAAACTATATCTTTAGATGAGATAAACGAATTACAGCATAAGACGCAGGAACAATACAACTACCAGCCGTCAGAGGTTGAAAATGTAGTTAAAAAGAAACTAGAAAGCCATAACGCATATTACGCAGAACTTGCTCTTATGAACGCAGATGGTAAGTCTTTAAGAAAATTAGCGTACCTTTACAAAAAGAATCACGTAACAATCCACTTAAACATTAAAATAATTAAAGATAGCTTACTAACAGATAGGGACGTCAAAGAGGTTTACTTATCACTTAAATAAAATACTATGAAAACATTAAACAATACCATTTTAAAAGTAGAACACTTCACAACGATAAGAGGCGAAGAGATGACTGGGGTTAAGATAAGAATCAAAGGACACGTAGAAGAAAAGTATATGCAAATTGAGGTTAATGAATTAGACGTAGAGCAAACGCCTAGAGAAAAAATAGTCCTTTTATTATTAAGACTTTCTTCTGAATCCCTTTGGTGTCAGTCAAAAAAACTAAGGGCTCATATAGATTCTAAAATACAAGGCTTAGAAATTGCATTAACATATTTAAACTAAAACCATGGCAAGACCAAAAGGCAGTACCAATAAGAAGACCACAAAGAAAAAATTTGTTACTAAAGAAGAACAGACTACAAGCCCTAAAGCATTAGGCGACATCATAAGCGACTTTACCACCTTGCTAGGTATAAAGAAGTGCGAGGGATGCGAAAGGCGTCATAAGGTTCTTAATAGATTAGTGCCTTTTAATTCGACTAAAGGCAAGATGACTGAGCAACAATACAACGACTGGAAAGTGTTTAAGGAATCTAACCTTAGAGTGTTAAAAGATGCTCATATGGATTTAATAGAAGATACTAACTGGGCTATCTATGGTAGAGTAACGCACCCAACGTGTAGAAATTGTGATGGTACAGCAGCTGCGTGGTTGCAATTAATCAAGGGAGTTGATGAGGTGTATAATGAATATTAATTTTTACGACTAATTATGGGATTTACTAAAAAACAAATAAAAGCAATGAATCATGAATTTAAAGCTGAATGTTTAACTGAGATAGGTTACCAAC